GACCGCTGTGCGTAATACGCTTTCAGATTGCGAGTAAGCCCCAAGTACAGGAGACCATTTCCTGTAACTCGGGGCTACATCAGAGTAATTGTAGGGCTAACCATCTAGTTCGTCAAGCAGCCGCCGCCCCTTCCGAAGGTTGCAGCCGAGGTGACTGAACGCGATGTTCGACGCCTCGTGCTTCCCTCCTCGGGCGATGGGGATGATGTGCTCGATGGTCCGGCTCATCGGGTCGGGGTGACTGATTCCTTCGTCGATGAGGTCTCCGCAGACGATGCAGGTCTGGTCACTGTTCTTCCAGAGTTCGAGCGCATCGACCTGGTAGGCCTTGAGGATGAGGGCCTGACTGTCGAAGTCCTTGGGCGGGGTCTTGAGCCGCTTGACTTGCTGCTTGTACTGGGAGAGTTTGTGGGAGGCGTAGCCTCTTCGGCTCTTCCTCCATCGTGCTACGCGAGCGGCCTCCTGGGCGCGGTGGGATTGACGGTAGGCGCGGGCTGTGGCATGGGCGCGTTCGGGATTGTCCAGGCGCCATTGGCGGGCCTGTTCTGCGGCCTTGCGGCGACGTTTGCGGTTGTACCGTAGGTCGGAGCATTGGGGTGAGCAGAGGGTCTGCCTGGGGCTGCGGGGGGTGAATAGGGTGCCGCAGACGGGGCAGGGCTGTTTGGGGAGGGGGTCTTCCATGTGACGCCTCCTATGGTTTGGTGTGTGTGGTTGCCTCGGCGGTGGGGTGTGGTGGCTCGTGCGGCGCGGGCTGCGTCCATGTGGGCTCGCTGCTGGTTGAGGCGCTGCTGTTCTTGGTTCCAGGCCCATTGCTGGTAGGCGCGGGCTTCGGCTTGGCGGCGGAGTTCGTCCTGCCATTCGCGGGCTTTCCATTCCTGGTACCAGGCTTGGAGTCGGGCGTCTCGTGCTGCTTGCTGTTTGGCGGCGGCCTTGCGTTGGCGTTCGGCTCGGCCGATGTCGGCGAGGGTCTTGAGGGCGCTGGGCCGTTGCTTGGTGGTGTAGTAGCGGCGGCGTCCGGTGCCGGGGATGCGTGTGCTGACGCTGAATGGTCCTGGGAGGTTGACGTGGAATCTCATGACCTCTCCTCCTTCGTGGTCTGTTAGCACACAGCATACTCGGGTTGGGGGGTCTTAGTCCACCCGATAGGGGCCTGTTGGCTGTTTTGTTACGTGGAGCTGGGCGTCTGGTTCGTACCAGAGGACGGTGTCGTGCCCGTGTCGTTCGAGGGCGAGTCTCCACATGCGGTCGCTGTTCTTGAGGCGGAGGCCGTCGGGGGCCGGGCCGGTGTCTGGGGGGTAGATGCGGGTGACTTCCAGTACGCTGCTCCCGTAGACGACCCGGTCTCCGACGTTGATCCTGTGGATGGGGATCATTCGCGGCCTGCGTATTCGAAGTCGTTGCCGTCGAGCATCCAGTCGATGATGTCGAAGGTCTCGCCGTAGGTGTCGATGGTGACTTCGAGGATGCGGTCGCCGTTGGTTTCGGTGTGTTCGCCGGTGACGGTGACGGTTCCGGCGGCGCTGTTGAAGCGGTCGCCGATGGTGTAGTGGGTCATGGCGTGTTCTCCTGTGTATCGTGTAGAGAGTATCGTACTCTGTCGTATGTGTCTACGTTGTAGGTGCCTATGATTCGGTCGTATTCTTCGTCGTCGTAGGTGGTGAAGACGTTGACGTAGTGGCTGTTCTCGCCGATGGTGGCGGTGATGCGGAGGTCGAGTTCCCCTCGGCCCCGTTCGATCCTGGTGATTTCTCGGATGAGGCCGTTCTGGCGTATGCGGTCTCCGACGTGGAGGTCTTCGGCTGGTGTGGGTTCGATGATGATGCGCATCAGATCGCGTCGTCCTCGACTGGCATGATGAGGACGCAGGGTGCGTCTGTGGATGTGATGAGGGGTTTTGATAGGCCGGTGTCCTCGTTGGTGAGGGTGAGGGCTGCTACGGATCCGTAGGAGGCATTGCTTGCGACTTCGGCGACGGTGTTTTCGAAGGCGATCCAGTCTCCGACTCGGAGGTCGCCGTAGCGGGTGTATGTGATGGGAATGGCCATCAGAGGATTCCTTTCGTGTCGTTGATCGCGGTGAGTCCGCGTTGGAGCATGAGTCGGGCCTGGAGTCTGACGACCGCACTGCCAGCGAGGCGGATACGGGCGGTGCGGGACAGGCCCGCGGAGTTGGCGGGAGGCAAACCCATGAGCCATTCGACGAAGGTGGCATTCAGCCGACCACCGTCGTCCTTGAGGCGAGGCTCGGGGAGCCCGGTGACGTGCACCCAGAGGGTGGAATCGAGTGGGGATGGACGGTTGCCCTCGTGAATCCAGGTCTGGAGGTTGGCGCCACCGTTGCGTCCGGAGCGGCCGGGGCCGGTTGAGGACGAGGCGGTGGGTGTGGGCACCATGTGCCGTGGTTCGACCTGTCGTACGACGTTGATGTGGCGCGGCTCGAAGTGTCGCCGGGCTGCGACGAGCATGATGCGCTCGCGTCGGTGCGGGGCTCCGACTTCCCAGGCCCCGGCGGAGGAGACGGTTGTGCTGTAGTGGTGCTCGGTCTCCAGCCAGCGAGCGAGGTCGAGGTAGGTGCGGTGGGCGCCGGGGACATTCTCGGCGACGATGAGGTCCGCTCCACCTGCCACGGCCTTGTCGAGAGCATCGTGAATAAGGCTGCTCCGCGTTCCAGAGCCTCGCTCGGCCCCGGCATGCTTGCCCGCGACGGAGAGGTCCTGGCAGGGCGCTCCGATGGTGACGATGGAGCCCTGGGGGACGTCCTGGTCGCGGAAGTCCTTGTGCACCTCCATGCCCGGGAAGCGGTGTTCCAGGTACTTACGGGCGGGCCCGTAACTGTCAGAGAGCGACAGGATCTGCGTCGGCTCGGCCAGACCCGCGGCGACGGCTCGTCCAAGCTCGCCGGTTCCGGAGAACATGTCAATGATCAGTGTCATGTCAGTCGTCCTCGCATTCGATCTCGACTTCACCGGTGGCCTCGATGATGTTGACCTGGGTGATCCTGTGGGTTTTGTTCCCCTTCCGGACGCGAACAATGGCGTCACAAGAGGTTCGAGGGTCGAGAAGATCGTCGGTGAGCGCGAACACGGAGGGCGGTTCTGGTCCGTAGCTGAGGTGAGTGACGGCCTCTGTCATCAAGGAGTCCATATCAGGCGTCCTTCCAGACGAGCGCCTTCATGCGTAAGCGGTCGGGCTCGCCATCGTCCGGCTCCCAGTAATCGACGTCGTCCGCAATTGCGAGCGACACGGGTTCGAAGGAGAGCCGATCCAGCAAGTCTACGAGAGCGGACTCGTCGTAGAGCTCGCGCTCCGTGGCGGCTCTGAAGACGATCATCTCGTCATCGTCGTATTGGTCGAGGCGGTCTTTGAGGTCTGCGATAGTGATCATAGCGAGTTCCTTTCAGTCGATTCTGGTGATCGGTGTAGACGAATGTACGACGATCAACGCGCGTCTACGGGTGTTGAGGTGCTCGATGCGCAAGGAGTAGAGGTCGTTGGTCTGGTCTATCGACATCAGCTCGTAGTCGCAGCCCGCTAGTGAGAGGATGTCGCCGGGGCGGAGGTCGCTTAGAAGGTAGGTTTCGGTGTTCATCAGATCACGTCTTCCAGGCCAAACTCCGCACGCTCCCCGGAGAAGATGACACGGTCAATGAGTTCGTCGGTTCGAAGGCAGAAGTGGGACTCTGGTCGATTCTCAATCTCACGCCACACGCCGCCGTAGTCGATATCGTCGTCATAAAACGGGATGCCGGTGACGTGGACGCGACGATCGGACAGGTTCACTCCGGTCACACGTAAGTTCCGGCAGTCTCCGCGTACTATGGCCCCCCGCTCCAGTTCGGACGCGGGCGTCGGTTCTACTGCGTACAGCATGTCAGTTCACTTCCTCGTAGGTCTCTTCGAAGATGTTCTTCTTGCAGGGGTAGAGCTCGCCTCGGACGCCTCGGATGATGTAGTCGCCTTCGTGGAAGAACATGGGGCCTTCGAGGGTGACGACGTAGGTGTTCGAGTAGTCGTCCGTTGCGATGGCGTTCTCGCTCCAGTCTTGGAGTTCGGTGAAGTTGTCTCCGGTGTATTGGCGGGCTGCGACGGGGATCGGCTTCTTGCGGTAGTAGGGCATGTTAGGTCTCCTGTTCGTGGGGTAACTGTTAATTGTTTGTCAGTAGAGTTGCAGTCCGGTGAGTGGGCGGTCCATGGAGGTGAAGGGGTCTCTCTTGTAGAGGTGGTTGTCGTTCTCGGTTCCGGGGAGTTGTTCGGCTGCGCTGAGCGCGGTGGCGCATGCTGTCTTCATCACGCCTCCTCTGGTGGTGGGGATGAGGACTGGGAGGTGTGCGTGTCCTGCGACGACGAGGCTGGCGGTGAGGGAATGGAGTTCTCCGATGGTGATCGCGTGCGTCATGGTGTGTCTTTTGCTTTCTTGTCGGCGAGTTGTTGGATGATGCGTCTGGCTTTTTCTTTGCCGTGTTCGTTGTCGGCTGGGAGTTGTGGTGGCGGTGGTTGTCGGCCGATTGTGGTCCAGGCGTGTTGTTCGGCTTGGGGGCCGGTGAGGCCGGATCCGATGCCGGTGTTCCAGGCGGTGAGCCAGGCGCAGGCTGTTTCGGGTTCGTCTCGTAGGTCGTCTGGGAAGTATGTGTCGGCGTGGTTGCGGTTGTGGTGTTCGAGTCGTTCCTTTCGTAGGGTGCGGAGTGCTTTGGCGATGGTTTCGACGTTGATCTGCCAGCCTCGTCCGTTGGTGTCCCAGTCTTTGATGGCTCGTCTGGCGGCGGGGCGGAGTTCGGTGGAGCGGAGGTGTGGGATTTCGGCGTTGAGGTAGTCGGCCCAGACGGGTGCTTGTGCGTCTTTGGCGGTGGTGGTTCCTGCGGCGACGAGGTATGTGAGCATGTCTGCGGTGACTGAGGCTGAGATCATGATTCGTTCCAGTATCCGGTGGGGAGGTGGTGGTGGCCTTCTGTGATGGTGTATGCGTGGAGTTCCTCTTGTGCCTGGTCCCAGGCGATGGCTTGTGCTCGCATGTCGTGGAGCATCTGGTCCTGGTTGCGGCGTGGCGTGGTTTTGTTGGTGCGTCTGGCCCAGTTGCGCCATGTGGCGTCCCAGTCGAGTTTGCGTCCTCGGGCGCCGGGTTGGGCTGTCCAGTAGTCGCGGAAGGTTTCGAGTTCGGTTGGGTTGGCTGCGGCTGGTGCTTCGCGGCGTGTCCAGTCGGCGAGTTCTGGGCTGGGGGTCCAGTCTTTGGGTAGGCGTGTGCCGCTCTTGGAGGCGGTCTTAGTGGCGGGGGTGGCGGTGGTCTTGGGGGGTTCTGTGGCGTCGTCGCCCCATTTGCGGCGGTTGTTCTCCTTGGAGGAGGGGAGTGTGTTGGCTCCGGTCTCTTCGACGGTGAAGGAGTTGTCGTAGCGGATGCGTCCGTCTTCGTCGAGGGTGGCTCGCCAGTCGATGTAGTAGTCGAGGGTGTCGGCGCCGTTGTGGGTGTCGGTGATGATGAGGTTCTTGTCTTTGAGGGTGTTGAGGTGCCTGTAGACGGAGCTGGTGCCGGTGCGGGCGATCTTGGCGAGGCGCTTCTGGCTGATGAAGATGGGGGCGCCTGCGAGGGTGGAGAGGGCGAGGAGGATGTTGACTTCGCCTCTGCTGAGGTCTTGGCGTGCGTGGAGGTAGATGAGGGGGGTGAGTTGCGAGAGGTACATGGTTTGTGTATACTCCGGTTCGTCGATTGTAAGTAGCGCGGCGGTCGGCGTTCGTGCGGGGCGGTCATCTGGTCGGGGTGGCCGTCCCGCTGTTTATCGGCCGAGGCGTGATTGTTGGAGGTAGTCGTCGAGGTCGGTGCGGCTGATGCGGATGGTGCCGCGGGGGCCGGTGCCGAGCCTGTAGTGCTTGATGGCGTCGCGCTTGACGAGGGCGTAGACGAACTGTTTGGAGCAGCCGAGTTCGGTGGCGACTTGCTGGATGGTGAGTAGTGCGGGCATTGCTGTGTTCTCCTTTGTTGTTGTCTGTAGTCTACTCCCGCACCGTGTCGGCTGTCAACTAGCGAGCGGGTGTCGTTTTGATTGCGGACGCTGTTGCCCCGGTCTGCCCCTGGTAGTGGGAGCCGAGTCCGTCGGATCCGTAGGGGCGTGCGGCGGGGCGGTCGAGTTCGAGGAGGGTGAGTTGGGCGATCCGCGTCCCTGGCATCAGTGAGATGGGAGACTTGGAGAAGTTGACGAGCTCAAGGGTGATCTCTCCCTGGAAGCCGGGGTCGATGAAGCCGGCGGTGACGTGGACTGCAAGTCCCTTCCTGGCCCAGGAGGACTTGCCCTCGAGGCGGCCGACGAGCCAGTTGGGGATGTGAACGTACTCCTCGGTGGTGGCGAGGAGGAACTCTCCGGGCTGGATGACGAGGGGGTCTTCGGCGAAGGCGACTGTCTCTTCGTCGAGGGTGCCGACGTTGTCGATGTAGGTGGTGCCGAGGTGCATCTCGATGCTGGCGGGTTGGATGTTGATGGGGCGGCGGCTGCGGATGAGTCCGTAGGAGTCGATGAGGGCCTGGAGTGTGGTGTCGGCGAGGATGCTCATGAGTCTTTCCTTGTGACGAGGTCGAGTGTGAGGTCTTCTGTCCAGTGTGTTCTGAGGAGTCTGGGCATTCGTTTTCGGTCGGTGCGTTGGAGGTCGATGGTGAATCCGGCGCCGTGGTGGTGGGTTTGTGTGACGATCCAGGTGGAGTGCATGTGTCGGATCGGATCTCCGGGGCGGATGTCCCAGACTGATGTGGGTTGAATGGTGATGCTCATGGTCCTGTTGTGGTGTTGTGCGTGTTTTGTGGAATGGTTTCTTCGTGGGCGGTGGGTGGTTTTGTTTTTCCTTTCTGTGGTGGGTTTGTCGCATTCGCCACCCTTCTCTCATGGACTGTTGGTGTGCTGTGCGATGGTCGCGGGTCCATCGTAGGGTGCCGGGGGCGGGACGTCAACCACCCTGGCAACATGTGACGTCAGTCTCATAGTTTGCGAAGGATGTGCCGTAACCACCGTTCAAAATGAAGGAGGGGGGTCATTCAAAATGAAGGGGGGGGTCATTCAAAATGACCGACAGAAGATAAAGAACCTAAGAAGAACTCTCTCCTCACTACGTTCGGAGAGAGTTACGCGCGCGCGTGCACACGTGCGTGCGCGACCCCGACCCGACACGCCGTCCGAGGTTGACTCGCCGCCGACCAGGGTGTAGTCTCCTGGCCATGAACGCCGCACTAGACCTCGCCGCAGCCGTCAGGTTCGCCTACCAGACGGACAAGCCACTCACCGAGCATGCCCGCTTCGTCCTCATCGCACTCGCCTTCCTGGAATTCATCGAGGACGACGACGCGGTCACCTACGACAAGCTCGTCAAGACGACCGGCCTTTCTCTCGCAACCATTTACCGGGCCGTGAATTCCCTTCGAGACCGCGAATTCGTCCTCAACAAGAGGCGCAGCATCCTCACAATCAACAAGAGCATTCTGTGAGACCAAAATGTGGCGCGATAAAAGCCGACGCAGAAGCGAATTACCCGCCGACTGGAACAAGATAAGAACCAGAGTCCTAAGAAGAGACAACGGCAAATGCGTATTCTGCGGCGCACCGGCCAACCAGGTCGATCACATAAGCCCAGGACAGAACCACTCGATCGGTAACCTGCGCTCCCTGTGCCGCACCTGCCACATGCGCCGAACCGCAGCCCAGTCCAAGGAATCCCGGAAACAGGGAGGATGGACCAGGCCCAAACGAGCCAGACGCAAACCACCGCCGAAGCACCCCGGATACCTGTGAGGAGGAGACCATGCCAAGCCCAATCCCCAAGCGCTCCGACGAGGGCCACAGGACGACGCGCGCCAGGAAGCGCAAGAACGGCCTGACGCAGGGCAGATCCGGGAACCTCGACTTCATCCCCGAACCCGACGAGGAATGGCACCCGATCGCCAAGATGGTCTGGGACGGGGCTAAGAAGTCTGGTGAAGCCGTCTACTACGAGCCGTCTGACTGGGCTGTCCTGTACTCCCTCTGTGACGACATCTCGCACTACAAGGCCTCCGGGCGGCGTGGGGCGCAAATGCTCACCGCGATCAACTCCATGATGACTTCCCTGCTCCTCACTGAGGGGGACCGGCGCCGCGTCCGCATCGAGCTCGACCGCCACAGCGAGGAAGAGATCGAGTCCGCTGGCGTCGCATCCATGAAGAAGTTCCTCGAAGCCAGACAGAAGGAAGCATGAGCAAGGCGCTCCTCGCCCCACGGGAGCGCCTCCACACACTCCCCGACGGCCTGCCCGAGAGGACACTCGGATACTGGGTCGCCGCATGGATGATCGACAACCTGACCCAGCCGAACGGCCCCAAAGCTGGGAATGCATTCCAGCCGACCCCAGGCCAGATCGACTTCCTCCTGCACTTCTACGAGGTTGATGAGAACGGCAGGTTCCTCTACCGTCACGGCGTCCGCCGCCTCGCCAAAGGGTCCGGGAAGTCCCCGTTCGCCGCGGCCCTCGCTCTCGCCGAGCTCCTCGGCCCGGTCCGCCTCGACGACTTCGACGACGACGCCCTCGGCGGGGTGATCGGCAAACCAGTGTCCATGCCCCTCGTCCACGTCGTCGCCACGTCGGAGCGGCAGACGGCGAACACGATGCGCATGGTCCGCGCCTTCTGCAACAAGAAGACGAAACTGGCAGCGAAGTACTCGCTCGACCCAGGGAAGACCTACATTGACACGCCGAAGGCTGGTCGCCTCGAGCAGGTCACCTCCTCCGCGCACACGCTTGAGGGTGCTGAGGTGTCCTTCCAGGTCGCCGACGAGACCGAGCACTGGACCCCAGGTCTGGGCGGGCCGGAGCTCATGGCGACGATGAGGCAGAACGCGTCCAAGACGATGGGGTCCCGTGTCGTTGAGACGTCGAACGCGTGGATCCCGGGACAGCAGACGGTCGCCGAATCGACGTTCGACTCCTGGTGCGACCAGGAGGACGGGCTCACCAGGGGTGACATGAAGATCCTCTACGACGCCCGTATAGCGCCCGCGAACACGTCCCTTACCAATGACCCCAAGAAGGGGGAGATAAGCCTCCGAGAGGGCCTCTCGTTCGTCTATGAGGACTGCCCGTGGGTGGACCTGAAGACCATCGAGGAGCAGATCTGGTCCCCGGAATACCCCGAGTCGAGGTCCCGCCGCTTCTTCCTCAACCGGCCCAACGCCGCCGAGCACTCATGGTGCCCCCTCGACTCATGGGTCCTCCTGTCCGACAAGAAACGCAAGGTCGAGGACGGTGAGGACATCGTCATGTTCTTCGACGGGTCCAAGTCCAACGACCACACGGCCCTCGTCGGCTGCTGCATGTCCGACGGGCACATCTTCAAGATCGGCCACTGGCGGCCACTGCGTTCCACTAAGAACGTGGATGTCGCCGCCGTCGATGCCGGGGTCCGGCTCGCGTTCGAACGCTGGCACGTCATCGCGTTCTGGGCCGACGTCCGCGAGTGGGAGTCCTTCGTCCGGGTCGCCTGGCCAGAGGACTACGGGAAGGACCTCATCTGCCACGCCGTGAAGGGGGGCATGTCCGCGTCGCCGATCGCATGGGACATGAGGTCCCACGCCTACCAGTTCGCCGAGGCGGCTGAGACGGCCAGGACGGAGATCGATCAGAAGGCCTTCACCCATGACGGCGACTCCGCCCTCGGAGAGCACGTGTCCAACTGCCGTGAGAACGAGTACCGGGGACTGATCTCCGTGAAGAAGGAATCTCCGAAGTCGCAACGGAAGATCGACCTTGCTGTCTGTATGATCGGAGCCAGGATGCTGTACCGACAGGTTAAGAAGTCCCCCGAGTGGGAGAAGCTCTCCAAGGGGCCCGGGAAGTGGGAGATCCTCATATGAGTTTCGAGAAGATGCTGGAGCGGTTCCAGGGCGGGGCCCTGAGACCGAAGCGGTTCGAGACGCACTACGAGGGGGAAGCGCGCCTCGATGCCCTCGGTATCAGCCTGCCCCCGTCGGCACGCGTCCTGGAAATCCAGGCCCCGTTCGCGAAGATGGCCATCGACGTGCTCACCGAGGTCCTCATCCCGTCCGGGTTCATCCTCCCCGACCAGGATCGAGACGATGACATCGCCCTGATCCGGGAGACCTGGCAGTACAACAACATGGATTCCCAGTTCAACCTAGCTGCGGCTGAGGCTATCGCCGCCGGCCTCGTGTTCTGGGTCGTCGCCCCGCCCGACAAGGACCACGAGTACGCGACCATCCGGGCGATCGATGCGAAGCACGGCCGCGTCCGCATCGACTACTCGGGCAAGCCAATCGAAGGGATCGCCCGTTACCGGCTCCCGAACGGCAAGCAGGGCGCCTCCTACTACACGCCCGACGGCGTCACCATGTACGAGGAGAACCAGTCCGGGTGGGTGAAGGTCGCCAGCCGGAAGGACAAGTGGGGGATGAGTATCGTCCCCATGTTCAACCGGGCCCGGATCTCCGACCGGTACGGCAGGTCGGACCTGAAGGAGTTGCGGACCGTCATCGACGCGGCCTCCAGGACGTTGACGAATCTTCAGATTGCCCAAGAGGTCAGTGCCCTGCCGATGAGGGCCCTGGTCGGTGACGGTGCCGGGGAGGTCGTCAAGAAGTACGCAGATCGTATGCAGGCCTACATGGGGACGCTCCTGGCGCTTCCTGAGGGGGCTTCCGTGACCCAGGTGTCCGGGGCCCCCTTGGACCCGTTCATCTCCTCCTACCGGTCCTACGCGCTACAGATCTCGGCGATGACGGGTATCCCGCCGTCGATGATGGGTGTCGCCTCGGACAACAACCCGACGTCCGCTGAGGCTCTCCGCGTGGCCAAGGACCGTCTGATCGCGAGGGCGGAGAACAAGCAGCGTCAGTTCTCCGACGCCCTGGAGGAGGTCGGCCGGCTGATCGTCGCTATGAATGGGGGCTCTCTGGAAGGGCTCCAGGACTTGGAGGTTACGTGGCGTGACGCTGCCGCCCCGTCGGTGTCCGCCCAGATGCAGGCCGCACTCCAGGCCCAGGCTCAGGGTGTCATCCATGAGGAGACGGCCCGCGAGTACATGAGGCTCACGCCAGCTCAGATGGAGCGTGAGGCCCAGTTGTCCCGGGACATCCACGACATGACCGGGATGAGTCTCGGCGAGCGGGAGGAGGGTGAGCCGGGTGCTGGAGAGGATCTTCCGGCTGATGCTCAACAGCATCAGGGCGTCGTTCAGGCGAAGCATTTCGCCGACGGTAAGGGGGCTTTCTGATGGGCGCAGCAAGGGTGACCCGAGGGGGCAGGCAAGGGTCCTGTACCCGGAGGTCGCTGCGGCCCGTCGGAAGGCGTGGGCCGCGGCCGCCTTGTTCCTGAGGGATCAGGCGAGGCGGTACGGGGCTGACGAGTCGTGGATCCCTGAGGTGCCCTCATACGGCGAGAGAGCGGTCGAGTACGCCCTCCGGGGCATCCCTACCGGGGGCACTCCGGAGAGGTGGGAGGAGGCTGTCCTGGAGCGCCTGGAGGGGCATGTGGAGGCTGCGGCCAGGAGGACGGTCGCCGACGCGGTCTCGAAGGCCCCGTCGAGTGTTCCTCTCGTCGAAGGCCTTGAGCACCTCGAGGAGAACCTGGACGGGTTCCCCGAGAGGGAGAAGAAGGAGATCGTCCGCGAGGTTGCCGAGTCGGAGAAGCGCCGTCCCCGGCGGACTCTCGCCGAGGCCCTGGGGGAGATCGCGGAACGCGTCGGCGAGGCGCTCGACGAGCTCGACGAGGCGGGCATCAAGGTTCCACGTGAAACACGCGAGGGCGCCCCGTCGTCGAGGCGCTCCCTCGATGGGAAGGTCATCGCCCGCCCGTTCGCATGGGCCAGGGTGGTGCACCCATCTGAGAACGGGCCATGCGGATTCTGCGTCATGCTCGCCTCCCGCGGCCCCGTCTACTCGTCCTCCCAGACGGCCGGCCTTCGGGCTGACGCGTTCCACGATCACTGCCACTGCACCGTCATCCCGGTCTTCACGTCCCGCGAATGGGAGGGCAAGGCGGCGCAGGAAGAGGCGGCGAGAACTTATGATGAGGTCGTCCGTAAGGGACGGTTGCATGGCCGCGAGGCCGTGAACGCCATGAACCGCGAGATGTATCGGAGAAGGAAACGATGAGGCGCCCCACAACTCACGACACCGACCCGGCCGAGTCCGTTGAGGAGACGGAGCAGGTCGAGGAGAAGGCCACTGACGTCGAGGCCGACGCGGCCCCTGAGGAGGCATCCGAGGAGGCTCCGGCCGAGAACGCCGAGCCGGAGGAGAAGCCTGCCGAGGAGTCCTCCCCTGAGGAGGCATCCGAGGAGGCTCCGGCCGAGAACGCCGAGCCGGAGGAGGCTCCGACCGCTGAGGAGTACGCCGCTCTCAAGGCCCGTCTCGAAGAGGCCGAGAAGGCTCTCGCTTCCCGCGCTCTCGACGAGGCTCGTGCCAAGGCGGTGACCGACGCGGGTCTCGCCGCCAAGTACGCTCCCCTGCTCGGAGACGACCAGGACTCCTGGCAGGCGAAGGTCGAACTCCTCAACGCACTCCGGGAATCCAGTGACGAGTCCGCCGCTGTCCCCCGGGACCCGGCCGTCGATGCATCACCTGACATCGAGGAAACTGAGACAATGGAATTCGCCAGGGCCCTGTTGGGCGTCTGATTCGTTTTCCACGACTAGGAAGAGGCGAGAATGGCTGACAACGAGGCCAAGATCGAGACCATCAGGAAGATTCTCGACACCAACGTCGGCAACTCCGATGCGTTCCCCAAGACGGTAGTCCAGAACATCTGGGACACCGCGAAGAAGGGGTCCATCATCCAGACGCTCGCGGGCGCTGTCCCGTTGTCCCTGAATGGTGACGCGATCCCGATCCCGGTCGGTCAGGCGACCGCCGGTGTCGTCGCCGAGGGTGAGACCAAGCCTGTCACCACGATGGCCACCAAGGTCAAGACCGTGACTCCGATCAAGGTCGCGACCATGATCCTGTACTCGATGGAGACCGCCCAGGCGGACCCGCTCGGCGAGTACTCCCGCATCCAGGGCTTCCTCGCCGAGGCGATCGCCCGGTCCGTTGACATGGCCGTCATCCACGGCGTTGACGCCAACACCGGCACCAAGATCACCGGCAAGGAGGCGCTGCGCGACACCACGAAGGCCATCGAGATCGACCTGGCCCAGGAGAAGGCTGGTTACATCGGCAAGCAGCTTACCGCCGGTTACGACGCCGTCGTTCTCGACGTCGTGGACGAGCACGAGTTCGACTTCAACCACTTCCTGTTCGCCCCGAAGTTCCGGTCCTCGCTGGTCAACGCCCTGGACGGCCAGGGTCGCCCCCTGTACCAGGCCTCCACGAACCTGGCCGACCAGTTCACTACGGTCCTCGGCCTGCCCGCCGCCTGGCACCGCTCCGTCTCCGGCTACGAGAAGGCCAAGACCGGTGTCGAGAAGCTCCTCGGCTTCGGCGGCGACTTCAAGGACAACATCCGCCTGGGCTACGTCAACCAGATCACCTACCGTCGCGCCAGCGAGCGGGCCGGCGGCATCGACCTGTTCGACCGCAACCTCGGCGCGATCCTCGCGGAGGCCCAGTTCGGCTGGGTCGTCCGCGACACCAAGGCGTTCGTGAAGTACAACTCCAAGTGATCGACTCCCCACAAGGGAGTAACCGTCGAACAGGAGGGCAGTGATGACACAAGCGACACCCGCTGACGTTGCCGCTGCCCTCCTGCGCGACTTGGAGGAGGACGAGGCCAAGTACGTGCAGGCGGCCCTCGACTACGTCGAGGCACTCATCATCACTCGGATCCCCGACGTTATCGCCAGAGCTACTCAGGACGAGCATTACCGGATCATCCTGGTCCGCGTCGAGTCCGAGGCGGTGGCCCGGCTCCTGCGGGCCCCGGGCGGGGGCCTGTACAAGTACGAGACCGAGGGTACGTACACGTACTCGGTGAACTCGGCCGTCGCGTCCGGGCTGTTGGAGATCACGGATGCCGAGTGGCTGATCCTCGGCGGGGTCGAAGGCCCATACGGGACCCTGAACTTCACCGGTGACGGCTACCTTAAGACGCGCACCAACAGGGCCCTGATCGACAAAGACTATGAGGTGCTCGGAACCGAGATCCTCGACGAGGACGACATCCTATGGTGAAACGAGTCCGCCGCCCCAAAGGCAGGTTCCTGGAGAACGGACCCCACACCGTCAAGGTCACCACAGTCCGCGTCGAAGACGGCCGCACCGGACGCAGGTACATCAAGGACAAGGAATACGTCCTCGACCGCGTCCTCGTCCAGCCCGCCGCCGGCAACGCCCTCAAGGCGGCCGAGACCCGCACCGGCCTGAAAGCCCTCGACGACGAGAGCACCGTCAATGTCATCGGCTGCCCCCCGGAGCGGTGGCCCGGCTCCGACCACTCCTACATCACCATCATGGTCGGCCCCCCGGGCATGGACGGGTGGGAGTTCCAGCAGGCGGGATCCGCCAACAAGTTCGGCGCCTCGCCCATGACCGCCCACTTCAAAGTCCGCTGCGACCGCCTCTACTCGGAGGCCAAGTAATGGCGAAGCTCGTTCACCGGGACGGGGCTGACATCAAGCAGATCCGAGTCGGCCGAGAGCAGCGTGAGACCATCGCTGAAGTCGCCTCCCGGAAACCCCAGTTCCGGGCGTACGCCACCAAGATCTTCGCCGAGATCAAAGCCGAAGCCGCCAAGCACATCGACTCCGGCCTCCTCGAAAGCTCCATCCACCTCCACCAGGAGAAGGTGGACTACCACATCGAGACGACCGGCGTCAACTACTCGTGGCACACGGAGTTCGGTCACTTCGTCGGGCCCCGCGGCTCGTCCGGCCGCAAGTGGGTCAAGGGCATCGGAGTGTTCCGCAAGGTCGTTGCAAGGCACGGGGGGTACTGATGGAGTACTCGATCGTACGCCCCGCCTCCTTCGTCATCGCCCTCACCCGCGACGTCATCAAGAAGTACGCCAAAGGCCGCGCGGCGAACCTCACCGTTGACCTGCGCGGCGACGTTGACGACTACCAACGGTACCCGTTCGTCTCCGTCCAACCAATCGGAACGGAACTCGTTGACGGGCCGACGCCCGCCGCCACGAGAATCCGCGTCCGGTGGGTCTTCGAAGACATCCAAGCGGACGACTGCGAAGACGCCGCCGTCGAGTTCATGCAGGGTCTTCTAGACTTTAGGAGAGCCGGAGAACGAACAACGGAAGGCGGACTAGCAGCCCTGGACATCACCCAGCCGCCAGTCCTCATCTACGACGCTCAGACCACGGCAGACATCAATGAGTTCAATATGATCGCTGAGATCATCGCAGTTCGAAGGAGCACAGATGGCTAACACCGCTGGCGTCGCACTGGAGATCGCCGGTACCGGGCACGTCTACTACGCCAACCCGGACACCAATCCCCCGGACCTCGGGGACTACACGTTCGGTGACGGCACCACCCTGGAGGCCCAGGGTTGGACGTGGCTTGGCGACACGTCCAAGAAGAACATGATCGAGAACGACACCGACGGCGGTGACACGACCACCAAGGATACGTGGGACCGTCGGGCTGTCAAGTCCACTCGTGAGGCCATCAAGAACACGCTCACGATCAACTCGGTCAACCTGTCCGAGGACACGTTCAAGGTCGCGTTCCCGGGATCCACCTACGACCAGGCCGCTAAGGCGTGGGACATCGAGCTGGACGGCACTCAGGAGAAGTCCTTCCTGATCATCGTCGAGTCCGACGGTGCGGTCTCCGCCCACCTCTACCGCCGCTGCTCCGTCGGCGGCACGCTCCCCGCCTTCTCCGACGAGGAGTTCACCGAGGTCAAGCTCTCCGCCACCCTCCTGACCCCCCTGTCCGGGAAGAAGAAGTACACGTTCTTCGAGCCCCGCAAGCCCACCGGCAAGTCCGCTGGCGTCCCGACGATCACGACGATCACCCCGAACACCGGTAAGGCCGGCACCATGATCACCATCGAGGGCACCAACTTCCTGGGCACCCACACGGTCTCCGTCGGCTGGAAGGCGGCCCAGTTCACGGTCGTCTCCGCTACGAAGATCACGGCGACGGTCCCGCCCAACGCTGGAAACCAGGGTGTCGCGGTCATCAACGGCAAGGGCTCCTCCACCATGAAGGATTTCACCGTCACCCAGTGACGGCCGCCTAGTCTCCCTCCCCCCTTGGGCATACGAGTGGGGTGACCACGGGGGGAGGGAACCCACCCGCTCGAACTACCCCACGGACAGGCACACATGGATACCAAGAAGGCCGACGCCGCCGTCGAGGAGAAGCCCGAGGCCCGGAAGTTCTCCGAGATCGAGGGCCACGAGTTCCTCCGCGACCCCGCGACACTCCTGCCCTCGGAGGTCATGGAGATCACGGTCGCCGCTTCCTCGTTCCTCAGCGATGACGACGGGGAGCAGAAGAGCCTCGGCGCGCTCTCCGCGGAGAACCTCTCCGGTCTTGCCGGTCTCCTGCGTCTCCTCGAGGAGAAGTACGTCACCGACCTCGACGGGTGGCGCACCCTCGCCCAGGCCCGTGGCGTCATGCACACGGTCGAGCTCGGGACGGCCTACCTGGGGGAATTCTTCGCCGCCGACGACTGAGGGAATACCTCGATGACAACCCGGATGCGGAGGCGGACCTCTACGCGCTCTACGGATTCACGTGGGGGAGCGGCCTCCGCACCGAGGTCATCGAATCCCTCATCCGGCGGCTTCCATGGGAGCCCCGGTCACTGACCAGGGCCAAAGCACTCGGAGACGAGAAATGGTTCGGCTACTCCATCACCGAACTCCACCTCGCCGCCCTCATCGACAAGGTCACGCTCCTCACTAAGGCGGCCAGTCAGAGGCGCGCCACCCTCAAGAACGAGGAGATGTTCCCGCGCCCGGCCGAAAGCGGAACCAAACGTATAATCCGAGCAGATGATGCAAAGGGAATGGCCGCCTACGCGGCTATGATCGGCTGAGGAAGGGGCGAACGTGGCGGGAGGCGTCCTCGGGAAACTCGGCGTCAAGGTCATTCCCGACCTTGACGGGTTCAAGCAGGAACTGGAGAGGAAGCTCCGCCGCGTTGCCGCGGAGACCAAGGACATCGCGGTCGAGTTCCGGGCCGAGGTTGAGGTGGACAAGAGCTCCCTCGCCGCGGCCCGGGAGCGCGTTGAGCGCATGCGGCCGACAATCCACGCTCACGTGGATGTTGACCAGGGCGCTCTCCACCGGGCCCAGGCCGCCCTTAATGACCGGTCGGTCACTATCCGTGGGAACGTCCGTATCGACGACCACGCTATCGCCGACATCGGCCGCAAGCTCGACGAGATGCGCGCCCACATCCGGGCGTCCATCGACATCGACGAGGCCTCCAGGCAGAAGGCCCTCCAGGAGATCGCCCGCCTCGAACGGGACATCGACCTCAAGCCGAACATCTCCGCCCACGACCTGGCCGAGATCCGCAACCGGATCAACAACCTGAAGACCGACCTGCGGATCGGCGCCACACTCCGCGCCGGTGACGAGGCCAGGATCCGTGAGCGCATCGCCGACATCGGCCGGGACATCAAGCTCCACCCGGAGATGGACGCCGGTAGGGTGCGGGCCCTCAAGGCCCAGCTCCAGCACGCCATGGACGACATCGAGGCTCACGCCCACCTCAGTGAGGCGTCCAAGCGGCGGCTCAAGCACGAGATCAAGAAGCTCGACGCGGACGTCACCGTCAACGTGGATCTCGACAAGGGCAAGGCAACGGCGGGGATGGCGGTCCTGACCAGGGACAGGATCGTCAACCTCAAGCCGGTTGTCGATAGTCGCGCCGCTGCTGTGGCGCTCAGCACGCTGGGGGCGTTGTCCGGTGGGCGGGCCCTGTCGAACTACACCAGGGACCTCAAGAACCTCATCGCCCACCTCGACGAGACGTCCCTGAAAGCCGGGATCGTCGCATCCGGGCTCCTGACTATAGGGTCCGCAGCCGGTAGCGCGGTCGGACATGTCACCGCAGTCGCCACCGCCCTGGTCCGCATGGCGCCGGCCCTGTACGCCGTCCCCGGGGCTGCGATCGCCGCCGCCACCGGCGTCGCCACCCTCGTCATGTCCTTGAAGGACTTCCAGGACCGTCTGCCCGACGTCGTCGATGGGTTCAAGGACCTCCAGAAGTCTGTCTCCAACGCCTTCTGGGAGCGGGCCGAGGCGCCCATGCGGGAGATGGCGAACAACCTCCTCCCCGTCCTCCAGGACGGCCTGGCCGGTGTGGCCCGAGCCCAGGGCGGGTGGGTCGAGGCCATCGCCGCGACCGTCAATAAGCAGTCCGTCCTCGACGCCATCGCCAAGTCGATCGAGAACACCCGCCTCGCCACCGAGGTCGCCTCGACGGGGATCGGCAGAATGGCCGAGGGTATCATCCACCTCGGGTCCGTCGGATCCCAGTATCTTCCCAGGCTCGCCGAGTGGTTCAACAAGATCGCGGACAAATTCGCGAACTGGGCCGAGGCCGGGGCGAGCAACGGCAGCATCGAGTCGGCCATCGAGCGGGCCATCGACGCGGCCAAGAAGCTCTGGGACATCATCATGTCCCTCGTCGGCATCATGAAGTCGTTCGCGAAGGCGGCGGAGGATGCCGGGTTCACCCTCGACTACGCGGTTGAGCGGACCAGGGCCATCGAGAACGCGCTCAAGTCTCTGGAGGGCAGGCAGATTCTCACTGACCTGTTCTCCGGCGCCTTACAGGGTATGGAGAACTTCCGTGCCCAGTTGGAGGGGCTCGGGCCTCTCATGGTCCGGATCTCGAACACAATCCGTCAGGCCATGGAGATCGCTGGTGAGGTCATCGGCAGGGTTGCCGCCACCCTGGCCGTCGCCTTCAGCACGGAGGGTGCCACCAAGGGTGTCATCGACTTCTTTAATGGCATCCTCAGCGCGGTCAAGTCCCTCCAGGCGGTGGCCCCCCAGATGGGGGAGATCTTCGGGGCGATCACGTCCTTCGCCGGGACGCTGGCTCACATCGTCGGTGAGGTCCTCGCCACGGCGATTCGCGAGCTCGGCCCGTCGCTCGTGAAACTCCTCGACGCCCTCAAGCCGGTCGTCGAGATCATCGGCACAGCCCTGGTCCAAGCCATTCAGACCGTCTCCCCGTGGCTCACCAAGATCATCGATTGGATCGCGGCCATGGATCCGGCGGTTCTTGCGGCGGTTGTCGTCGGTATCGGCGGTGTCGCCGCAGCCTTCAAGGGTATGAGCATCGTCTCTGAGATCGTCACGGCTCTTGAGGGGATCGCCGCTGTTCTTGGTGGGTCGGCCGGATGGGTCGCTGTTGCTGTCGTCGCCATCGCCGCCCTCGCGGCCGGGTTCCTTTACCTGTGGAACACCAGCGAAGGATTCCGGAACACCATGGTCGGGATCGGCGAGTGGATCGCCAGCCAGTTCCAGGTGCTCCTCGACTGGTGGAACGGCGAGTTCCTCCCCGCCTGGAACTACCTGTGGACGAACGTCCAGATGTACTGGGAGCAGGTTGGCAAGCCGGTCTTCGACAGGATCATGCAGTTCTGGGACGGGTTCGCGGCGTACTGGAACGGAATCTGGTCCGGCCTCAGTGATGCGTGGAATGCCTTCTGGGGCATCATGGGGAACATTCTATCCTTCGGGCTGACGAACCTGGGGTCGGTCTTCAAGATTCTCACCGGTCTCATGACCGGTGACTGGTCCATGGCCTGGTCGGGTGTCAAGGAGCTCTTCTCGAACATCTGGGAGGAGATCACCCAGAACGCCCAGTTGGCGTGGGACGGCTTCTGCGGCCTGGCCCAGACGTTCCGCAGTACCGCTGCGGGCATCTTCAACGGGTTCATCCGTCTTCTCCCGGAGCCGGTGCAGCGCGGCCTCGCGGACATGGGCCGCCACTTCCTCGACGCCCACGTCCGCCTCCTTGAAATCGCCACCCAGATCGTCGATGGTGTTGGGCGCACCTTCAGTATGATGGGGCCCGCCATGGCCCAGACGGGGCGCCTCATTGTGGATACGGTGGTCAGCATCTTCCACGGTGCAGTGAGCCTCATCTCGGGCGCCTGGCAGACGATCAAGGACGCTGTCGTACAGGTCTGGCAGTCGCTCCCCGAGCCCCTTCGGAACTTCGCGTCTGAGGCGTGCCGAGCCATCGCGAACGCTTTCCACGGGGCCGTGGGCTGGGTCGCCGATGCTGCCCGCCGGGTCTTCGACGCGGCAGTGAACGTCTTCCGGAACGTCGGAAACATCCTCTATCAGGCCGGCGTGAACCTCATCCAGGGTTTCATCAACGGCATCAAGTCCATGTACGACAACGTGAAGTCGTGGCTGGGTTCCCTCACGAACATGCTCCCGAGCTGGAAAGGACCCGCCCCGAAGGACCGCCGCATCCTCTACGGGGCCGGTGTCCTCGTCATCCAGGGTTTCATCAACGGCATGGAGTCCTCCTACGATGACGTACGGAAGAGCCTGAACGGACTGACCACCAACATGGACGTGGCCCCGGACTTCTCGAAGCTGCGTCAGACTATGCGCGCCGAGGCCGCCTCCCTGAACGACGCGTGGCTCAACAGCCCCGAGTTCGACGCGCCCGAGTGGAAGCAGGTGAACATCGTCAACCACTATCCTGTGGCCAAGGAAGAGGCCGAGGAGCGTGACGAGGTGGCCGAGGGGATCCGGCTGGCCGGCGCCATCTGAGAATGAGGGGGAAGCGTGGCATCCGAGTACACGCTCAACGGTGTTGATCTTGAGGACGCCAAGGGCCGTTGGTTCGTCATGAAGGGGACTCACGTCCCCGGCGTCGCCGCACCCAGGAACGCGTCCGTGGAGGTGCCGCTGCGGAACGGCGTCCTGCCCGCTTCTACGGCCTCCTGGGGGACTTTCAAGGTGACGGTCTCCCTCATGGTCACGGACGCCCATGACGGGGTCCTGGGGGGCGGGAGGGCAGCCCTGGAGGACAACTGGCAGGCTCTCATGACGATCCTGCATTCGCCCACGCTCATGACCCTCGGCTACAAGCCGGAGGGCATGACCGAGCGCACCACCAAGGTCCGTGTCTCCGGCATCAGCGACCCCTCCTTCCACTACGGGGGCCTCATTTACGAGACCGCCGTCATCTTCGAGTCCCTCTCCGGGATCTGGAAGGACGCCGCCGTCAAGACGATGGACTCCAACCTGCTCACTCAGATCGACGGGGGAAGCAGGCCCATCACCGACGCCGTCCTCCTTGCGACTGCCTACACGGGTACGGTCCTGAAGGTCACCGATGTCGTGTCTGGGTCGTGGATCTCCTGGTCCGGCACCGTCCCGGAGAACAAGAACGTCCGCATCGACTGCGCCGCCGTGACGGCCAGGTTTGTCGCCCCTGGCGGGTGGGACGAGCCCGGGGATGACGCTTCCAAGGGGCTCGACCTCTCTCCCCGGGGCTTCGCCATCTGGCCAGACCCGGCTGGCGCGTACGCCGTCAAACGGTCTGGCGGCTATGTCGGGCTGAGAGCGTCGAGGAGCTTCTGACATGCCTGAGCTGATCAAGAAGGAGTGGCGCAGGGCTGTCCAGTTCGGCAAAGGGTGGAGGCTCGTCGAGTCGGGCCTCCGCTATCGCGGTGTCGCCGGCGACAACAACGACATGCTCGTCACGGTCGGCCCCTACGACATCCCCGAGGGGAACTACCGGGCGACCCTGATGATCACGAACCTGGGTGACGTCCCCGCCTGGGTCAGTCTCGGATGGAGGCAGGGGCCCCCGGCTATCGGGTTGCAGCGTACCGGCCTGCACTGGCCGAAGAAGACGCAGCTCGCCCCCGTCGGCGCCGGGAAGAAGGAGGTGATGATCGAAGTCCCATTTGAGGTTTCCTACAAGAAGGGGCAGAACCGGGTCTGGGTCGCCATCCTCAACCGATCCCCCTCCGTCTCCGCCCCCCTCATCATCAACGAGGTCCGCCTCTTCTCCTACCGCGGCGAAGAGAAACCCGCCCCACCCGTCGTACCCAACGCGCCGGGACCCGAACCCCTGTACCCGCTGCCGATCATCCCCAACATCGACTGGCCCGACGACCTCCCCACCATCGGAGAGGACCCAGACGGAGACCGCGTCGGCCTACGCGCCGTCGCCTACAAGATCGGCGGCGAACGCCTCACCGTCCTCCCCGACGTCACCGACATCTCCGTCACTGTCCCCAAGAACAAGACGCCCACCGTCTCCATGTCCTACCCCATCGGAGACCTCGCCCCCCAATCCTCCCTCCTCGCGAAGGAAGTCGAGATCGGGATCGAGATGTCCTTCACCGGGGAGACCTGGGTGGAGATACCCGGCGCCCGCGTCATGTCCCTCCAATCCCAGACGGACCTCAAGAACGACGGCACCAAGGGACAGTCACTGACCCTCGTGCACGTCTCCAGCCGCCTCAAAGAGGCCCTCGTCTGGGACGTCCCCGCCAACGCCGCGGACAAGGACGGCAAGTACCAGTTCACCGCCGTCAACCCCGGCGTGATCCTGCGTACCCTCTGGGACGCCGCCGTCAACCGGGGCTGGGGTGAAGGTCTCACCCTCGACTGCACGCCCGACGTGGACGCCGCAGGCATGCCCTGGCTCAACGTCGTCACCCTCGCCTTCGACAAGTTCATCAACCTGAACCAGGTCGTCGAGACCCTCATCAACCTCGGCATCATCGACGTCATGTGGGACGGCCGCATCATGCGCGTCTACAACGCCGAAGGTGTTCTCTCCCGGGACCAGTCCAAGCGCAGCAAGTGGTTCCTCCACCGTGACACCACGGCCGCTCCGGAGAAGTTCGCGTGGACCGACATGGTCACCGACGTCCTCGTCAAGGGCGAGCAGGGTAACACGTGGCGGTTCCACAACGATCAGGCCCCCAAGGACCTGCGTCGTATCGAGAAGGTCGTCGAGGCTGGCGGTATCTCCCTGGAGGGCACCGCACGCCTCCTGTCCCAGCCGACCCTCAAGGCCGGGACCACGCCGTCGGAGCAGATCACCCGCTCCTGGAGCGTGTACACCTCCAGGCTCCTTCCCTGGAGGGACTACGTCCCTGGGGACTGGCTCAGTGTCGAACGCGCCGGCGGCATGGAGAAGCTCCAGGTCACCCAGATCTCCGTCACCCGCAAGTCCGACGGGACGATCGAGGGGCACACGACGTTCGGGACGATCATCGACTCGACGATCGCCCGCCTCCAACGCAGGCAGAAGGGCGTCGTCGGCGGCGCCGCCCAGGCCGGGAGCACGGTCCGCCCCTCCGACAATCGGAGGCAGCGGAAGCCGGCCCAGGTCGGCCAGCTCGCAGGTAACTCGACGGCCGTCCTCAACGACGCCGGGTACCCGACCGGCATCGCCTCCCTCACCTGGGCGCCCGTGTCCCTCGATACCCACGGCGCCGCCATCAACATCACCGCCTACGAGATCCTCTACGGCAAGGGGGCGGACACCTCCACGTGGGGGATCGCCCGCACCAAGTCGAACTCCGGCGACATCTACGGCATCCAGTGCGGCACCCGCTACTCCTTCGCCGTCCGCGCTATCTCCAGTGAGGGGGTCCCCGGGGACTACTCGGACTTCTTCTTCCTAGACATCGCGTCTGACCTGACGCCGCCGCCGACGCCGTCCGCGCCGACCCTATCGCAGAACCTCGGCATCCTGAACGTCATGTGGGACGAGAAGGGCAGCCGCGGGGAGTCCATGCCCCTGGACTATGCGGCCCTGGAGATCTCCGTCCAGCAGCCCGGACGCCCCCCGTCCCCGCTCCAGTCGCTCCCCACGCCCCTCGTGCGCACGGCCATTGCTGGCCTCGAAATCCGGGAGTGGGAGGTGTGCCTGCGCACCGTTGACCGGTCCGGCAACAAGTCCGACTGGGGCAAGACGGCTACCATCAAGCTCGAGTCCCTCATCGACACGGACGCCATCGACAAGCAGATCAAAGAGCACTTGGCCAAGTCCGAGGTCCTCATCCAGAAAGCCCGCGAAGAGGCCCTCAAACAAGTCAAGCAACTAACCGGGGCCATGGCCACCGTCGCAACCAGCCTCGTCACCAGCGGCCCAACCCCGCCGGACGACGGCAAAGAGGGCTCCAGCATGTGGGTCGCACCAGACGGTAGAATATTCGTACTCAGGAAGAAAGCAGGAGGGTGACGGATGGCAGGCTACCAGCCCAAGAAGGTCTGGCGGGACGGGTACGGGCCCCAGGAGACCCGCCTCATGGCGGCCGACCTCAACCACATCGAGCAGGGCATCATCAACGCGGACGCCAACTCCGACGCCGCCACCAAAGCCGCCGAGGCCGCCACCAAGGCCGCCCAGCAGGCTGTCATCGACGCCCAGAAAGCAGTCGAGCAGACCCTCGCCGCCACCGCCGCGCGCATCACCGACCTGGAGCAGAAGTACCAGGACGCCATGAAATTCATCCATATGATGGAGAAGATCCCCATCGGCACCGTCTTCTTCTACACCGGCGACTCCTCCCCCGACCAGGACGTCTGGCTGTTCTGCGACGGCTCCAACGTCTCCAAGAAGCTCTACCCGAAGCTCGCGGAGATCTGCGGCACACGGTTCGGCCCCGGCGACAACGACTTCTTCGCCCTCCCCAACATGGAGAAGCGCGTCCCCGTCGGCGCCGGCGGCAGCTACACCGCCGGGAAGATGGGCGGCGAAGAAACCCACCTCCTCACAGTGGACGAGATCCCCTCCCACAACCACCCCGTCGCCGCTAACGCAGGCGGCTGGGAAACCATCGGCATCTGGGGAACCAACGTCTCCGGAGGCGACGCATGGAAACTCCTCGCCCGCCAAGCCGAAGGCTCCGAAGGCCAGCTCGTCACCAGGGACGTCGGCGGCAACATCGCCCACAGCATCATGCAGCCCTACGTCGTCCTGACCGCACTCATCAAAGCGAAGTAACCCCATGGCGTACCCCACCGGACAGAACCCACAAGAGGACGAACGCACAAAGGGCGGCCAGTACGCGACCGTCCCAGGGTTCGCCCTGCCCGGACACTCCTCCCCATCGAACACGAAAGACGCCCCCGGCTCCACCATCGTCTACTCCTACAAGGGAGCAGTCTGGGAAGAGGTCACCGACGACTACCAGAAGATCGTCTCCGACCTGACCGGCAAGACAATCGAATCCGCGCTCTCCCGCATGCACGGACAGTTCGGGGAGATCTACTACATCACCGGCGGGGAGGACACTAAGCCCTTCTTCAAAGGGGCCGCGATCGGTGACACGTGCCGCGTCCAACGGCCCGGAGACAAGGTCATCGTCGCCGAATGGAAGTGGAACGGTGAGGACTGGGAGAAAGTCCAGGTCTCCTCCGCCGTCGTCAGCAACCTCGACGTCGGCAAGCTCACCGCCGGTGCCGCCACCATCAACGAGCTCGCAGCCAGGAAGATCGCCGCCGCCACCGGACAGTTCCTCGAACTCAAGACCGAGCAGCTCGTCGTATCCGGGGAAGCGAACTTCAAGAAGGCCGTCGCACAGGAGATCTGGGCGAAGATCGTCCACTCCCACGACGCCGAGTTCGTCAAGATCAAGGCCGGCATGATCGACGCCAACGCCATCACCGCCGAGAACATCCAGGCCGGGGCCATCGACGGGCAGGTCATCACCGGCGCCCGCTTCCAGACCAGCAAGGACCAATTCACGTTCCTCGCCATGACCCCCGACGGGCTGCTCGCCAAGCAGGACGGCCGCGTCACCTTCCGCATGAACCCCCGGTCCGGCGACGTCTACCTGCGCGGCAACGTCGGCAACGAGGACACGTGGTCCTACTCGTACTTCGGGGACATCAAGTTCAACGGCAGTGAGTACGACAGCAACAAGGACAAGTGGGGCTGCGGGGTCCTCATGGCCTCGAAGCAGCGCAACTACCTGAACAGTGGGATCATTGCGATCCGTGAGACGAAGGCGACCGGGTACCTGCCCGAGATCCTGATACAGGCGCCCCGCGTCAACGGCACCTACGCCCCCAGGCTCACCCTATCCACGAACGGCCTCTACGCCGACGCCGGACTCAACTACGGGCAGGTGTTCCTCAACCTCACCCCACGCACGTTCGCCGTCAAGTTCAATGAGGCTCACATACACCTCCTCGACAGATTCTTCGAGGTGAGGCTCGGCAAAGCCGATGACCGGCTCGTATTCCAGAGGTTCACCCACATAAACGGGAGACCCATCGCCGACGGCGGCACGTTCGGCGTATACGTGAACAGGCTGCGCAGACTCGGCATCGAAGCGGACTACGCCCACCTCACCACAGGGAACAGAAACAACGGCCTCCACGTCCAGAAGGACAACATCGGCCTCTTCTGGGACAACCAGCACTACATCTACGTGAACGACCGGGGGGTCGTGATAAGGCCGTGGAACAAGAAATTCCGCTCCCCTCTCCCCGGGTACACCGAGCCGGGCGGCCGCATGGAGGGCAAACTCCTGAATCACATCTGCACCGAGTCCCCCTGGGCCGGTGTCGAGTACTGGGCGCAGATCCTCCTCGACGCGGACGGGAAAGGCAAGTACGTCCTCCCCGAGTACGTGCCCGCCCTGGCCTCCGACATGGGTCCCTGGGCGGCGATCGCCTCGGCGTGGAACCCTGTACGGTCACGGCTCGTCAGAGACAAGTACGACATCTCCTCCGACCCCTGGTACGTTGAGCTCGAAGGGACGCCCGGCGACGTCGTCAGTGTCCTCGTCAAGGGCACCCGTGCTACCTACGACTTTGACCAACGCAAAGACCACCTGGGTGAGTCGTACGAGGCTCCGGCTGATCCCCTGTGGAGCACGGCGAATAACATTGACCTCCTAGGAACGCCGTGGGCGAGCCAGCTCGACCAACTCGAAATCGTTGACGGCAAGTACAATATCTCCGACCACGACTACGAAAGGGTAATGAATGGCTGGAACCAATGAGGGCGCCCCTGAGATTCAGCTCGACGCCCAGGCCGTTATCACCAGGCTGTCCGCCGAGTTGGCGTCCGCCATCCAGCGGGCTGTCATCGCCGAGTCCATGGTGGAGGAGCTCCGCAAGCCCACTGAGACGAAGGACGGTGAGTGATGGCTGACCCGCAGGCTCCGTACTGCCGACTCACCGGGCAGATCGTCACCCCCGCGGGGGGCGTCCCCCGCTTGAAGCTCTACGCCCGCCCCATCATCACGCAGGGCGTCGCGAAGGCGGGGGTCTCGCCCGCTGACGTCCAGTTCGCGACCGACGACCAGGGCAACATCGTCCCCCTCGACGGGTCGGCGGTGGACGTGGTCGCCCCCGGCCCCGGGGTGAACGCCCCGGACAGGTTCCAGTACCAGGTCCTCGTCTACGGGCCAGGCCTGATCGAGATCGGCTACCTGCGCGCCGAGCAGGGGAAGACGATCGACCTCAACACGGTTCTCCCCGGCGCGCCTTACGACGGTGGCCTCCTGGCCTCCCGCGTTCACCGCCCCAACACCGGCGGCGGTGGCGGGAACGTTGACCTGTCCAACTACCCGACGAAGGCCGAGGTCGCCGCAGCCTACGGGTCCAAGGCCGACGTCGCCGACGCCAAGACGAAGGCCACGGACGCCCTCCAGAAGGCGACCGCAGCGGCCCAGCCGAAGGACACCGGGTGGCGGGAGATCCCCACGGGGCTGAACGGTGCGGGCTTCTTCCAGTACAGGGTCATGTACGGGATGGTGTACGTGCGCAGGAAGTCCGGCGACGGGTGGTACATCGCCGGAGGCCCAGGGAAGATCAACGAGAACTTCCCCCTCGCGAAACTCCCCGACAGTGTGAAGGTCAAGGCCCGCACCGCGTTCCCGTTCCCACTGTCCAACAACAAGACAGACGGGTCCGTCATCGAGGTCTGGCCGAACAACACGGTCTCCTGCTACGCCACCGCCGCGGGCGACCGGATCTACCCGACCGTGTGTGCCCCTGTCGATAACCCGGCCGGGCCCTTCTGAGGAGAACGACTTTGACTGAATCCCCGGCGGAACTGAAGCCGACCGACACCGACCCGCACCTGTCCGACAAGAACAAGGACAAGCAGGAGCAGAAACTGGAGCCGGACCCCAAGGCCCTCCCCGCCGGGCAACTCCTCCCCGGGGAGGCCGAGGGGGCCGCCGCCCCGAAGCCTCCGTTCGCCAGGATCGGCGGCCAGGTCGCGAAGTGGTGGAACAACGACGAGTCAGGCAAGGCTCCGGGTGACGTCATGCCGCCCGTAGTCGTCCGACTCGTCCCCAGCCGGCACGGCGTCGAGCTCGCCAAGGGCATCGAGCCGTCGTCGATGACGTTGCAGACCGACGAGAACGGTATCCTCCAGCCGGTGGACATCGTCGCCGGCGGACCCGGGGCCACGCCGAACTGGCGGTTCCCCTACCGGGTCTTCGTAGACGCCTACTCGCAGCACGGGACGGGCGCCAACAATGCCCAGCCGAACCCGCCGAAGGACGACGGCACGCCGGCCGGGCACCTCGAGGGCATCTTCAACCCGCAGCAGGGTGGCCGGTACGACGTCATGAAACTCGTCGGCAGAGAGTTCCCCTTCAACGCGGACCTTCTCCTCCAGACCGTCGGCGAGTCCGCGTCCTTCGATAACCCGCAAGGCCCGTCCAGGGTCAACGACACCGGGTGGATGGACATCGTCGAAGGCGCCGGTAAGGGGAAGTTCAAGTGGCGTGTACTCAACGGGTACGTGATTGTCCAACCCAAGCTCGAATGGCAGAACCTCGACAAGAACGACGCGGTCGGCAGGTGGGTGCGGCTCGTAGACATTCCGAAGAGCGTGAAGGTCGCGTCCCGCGTCTCCTACCCGACCCTCCGCCTCATCCCCAACCGTGTGGACGGGGCCGTCGAGGGAGACAACTCGGTGGTGGAGATATGGCCGAACAACACGGTCGTCATGCACGCAACCCAAGGCGGCGGCAGGATCATCCCCACCGTGATGGCCCCCGTCGAGCGCCCCAACCAGGCATGAACGACTACCACAGGACCATACTCCTGGTCCTGTGGCTAGTCCTGCTCACTTTGATCACAATAGAAATCAGTTAGGAGGGTGAGTATGACGAGCGTGCAGGAGTACGCGGCCCGCGAGGCCAGGTACATCTGCGAGAAACGCAACCCTGGCGTCGGCTACTCCCAGACGAACCGGTGGTCGTGGTACGACCGGTGCGACGACCAAGGGTGGTTGAACCAGACCGCCGAGGGGGACTGCTCCAGTCTCGTCACCGGCGCGTACAACATCGCCAAGCATGTTCTGCTCGGCGCACCGTACGTGCGGGACGGGTCCCAGGGAATGTTCCCCGTGTCGGGTGCGACATGGACGGGGACGATCCCGGGGCTCGCGCTGGAGAGAGGGTTCATCGACCGGGGTGACGCCTGGACGGGGACGACCCCGGACGGCGGGTTCTGCCGGGGTGACCTGCTCATGGCCGACGGCCACGTCGCTATGGCCGTCCTCAATGCGGACGGTTCCTTCAACCCGTGGAACCCCGATATCGCGGACATGTGGATCGACTCCACCGGTGACATCTACGGGTCCGCCGGTGCGGACGGCTCCGAGGATGACGACACGGGGTCCGAGTCGTCGATCCGCGCCTACCTGGAGCACCCGTTCACCCGCCGGGCGAAGTGGACGACGTGCCTGTCCTATGACGGGCCCGGGTCCAGCGGCAAGCAGTCGTCCGAGGTGGAGAAGCCGAAGCCGCAGGCGCCCTCCAAGCCTGACTGGCGTGGGTCCATGGTCGGCATGGACATCAGCATGCACCAGGACGGCATCAACGTTGGTGCGTCCGGCGCGGAGGCCGTGTTCGTCAAAGCCACCGAGGGTAGCGGGTACACGGATCCGTGCTTCCGTCAGCATGCGGACGCCGTCCTCGCCTCGGGCAAGCCGCTGGGCTTGTACCACTTCTCCTGGAACTCGGCCAACAGTGTTGCCGAAGAGGTGGACACGTTCCTGGGGGCGGTCGGCCCATACCTCGGGAAGGCCGTCCTGTGCCTCGACTTCGAGGACCCGAACGGCGTTTGGAATGTTGCCTGGGCCGAAGAGTGGCTCGACACCGTCAAGGCCAGGACCGGATACACACCGATCATCTACATGTATGCGAACGCCGCGACCACCTACGGGTGGGAGTCCGTGGCATCCAAGTACTGGCTGTGGATCGCCGGGTACCCGGGTGATTCGCCCAGCAACCTCATGAACGTGTCCTGCCCCTACGACCCGGGCCACGGATGGTGGCTCTTCGGATGGCAGTACACCGACGAGGGACATGTTTCCGGCTACGGCGGGAACGTTGACCTCAACTCTTTCTACGTCAACGCCAACTACTGGAACTGGCTCGCAGGGGGCCAGGGGGAGGATGATGAACTCATGGCTTCTGAGGCTGTGACTCTTCTTCAGCAGATTCACAATGACCTGACCTACGGTGAGGCCGGGGTCAAGCAGGCTGGGCATGTTATCTACGCGATCGAGAAGGTCGCGGAGAAGGTGGACGCCCTGGCCGCGAAGGTCCAGATCATCTCCGACGCGGTGACCCCAGGCAAGGAAGGGGTCAAGTTCGACGGAGAACTCTACAACCAGGTTAAGGAGTCCCGCAACTCCCTCGCCCGCATCGAGAAGCAGTCCGCCGAGGCCAAGGCCGCACAGGCCGCAGGCATCGCCTGACCCTACCAAGAACCCAATCAAAGCAAGGAGATAGTTATGGCCGATGTTGCCACCACCTCCGCGATCGGCGCCGTCGTCGCCGTCGTATGGCCCCTCGTCCAGGCCTGCCTCGACAAGCCCTCCTGGACTCCGGCGAAGCGCCGGGCCCTCGCCCTGGCCGCCGCCGTCGTTATCGCTGCGGCCGCTTGGTTCTCCTCGAACCACCCCCAGCAGTGGGCTCTCCTGGTCGCCCAGGCGGCCGCCTACGCCGGCTTCATCCAGACCGCGTTCACTGTCCTCAAGGGCGTTAAGGTTAACGGCAAGTCCTTCCTCGACTGGGCCGGCCTCCTGACGCCCGGCGGCGAGGCACTCACCCCTAAGGACGCGGAGTAATACAAAAGGAGCAGGCATGAGCGACGGGTTCTCTGTGGACATGATCCTGCGATCACCCGACATTCTTGCCGCTTCGATCGCCCTCCTCACCGGCATCCTCGGACTGGCCGCCACGCAGGTCAACTCCTACCGGAAGCGGGTCGAGGAGGGCATCCTCGGTCTCGGCGCCAAGATCGCCAAGACCGAGGAGCATGCCCAGGCTGCGGCCGACGGGGTCAACAACACTCACTCGGTGAACCTGCGCGACGACTTGGATGCGAAGTTCCAGACGGTCTTCCGTCGCCTCGACGTGATGGAGGAGCAGCGCCAGAAGGAGGAGGAGGCTCGAGAGTATCGGGATCGCCGGGTCGAGGCCCAGGTGGACGGGCTCCGGGACGACATCCACCTACTGACGGCGTCGGTGAAGGCAGTCCGGGAGTCCGCCGAGAGCGACAGTGCTGGTCTTGACGTTCGTCTGCGTAAGATAGAGGAGCGGTCCTAAGCGACGCCCCTCCTCCCAATGTTGAACCCCCGCCAGGTTAGATCCCGGCGGGGGTTCAACTGCACAACACACCACAACCTGACCAGTAGGAAGGCCCACGACCAGGAGCAATGAGACCAGGTTACCCCTGGGCTCGGATGATGTCAAGCAGTTTCGTCTGCTTGATCGCGAAGACTTTCACCGTGTTCGATGTGGCCTCCAGGAGGGTGACCTTGCAGCACCCGAGGGGGTCCTGGTCGTCGAAGTCCACGAGGAGCTCGCTGTCGTTGAGGACCCTCCACGCCCCGCCGTCGATGACGAGGTAGTCGTCCTTCCGCAACTCCCCGGCCGTGACCGTCATGATCATATGACACCTCCAATCTTCAGCGCGATTCCTATGGTTGCGGCGACGCCGACGCAGATCAGGGCCAGGAGCCCTGAAGCGGTGCATGCCGAGGCGAGTTCGAGGACTGCATCGTCATTCTCGCCGCACTCAGAACGGGGGCTCGTAGCCTCCCGCTGCGGGTCGTCCACTCGGCGCACCTCCTCCGTTCTTGTCCTGCTTCCTCTGGTAGCCGAGGAGGCGGGGGAAGCGGATCTCGAGGGACTCTCCGCTGCCGCCGTCCTGCTTGCTCCAGACCCTACGGATGAGAGGTCCGGACACTGAGATGCGGTCCCCCTTCCGCAGGAGGTTGGCGAGCCACTCGTGCTCCTCGCCGAAGAACGCAACTGACACCCACAAAGGGTCGCCGTCGTCTTCAAACTTTCCTGTGTCCCGGTTCTTCCTGGACAGCGTGGCTGCCACTCGCATCTCAAGAACCGCGGTTCCCCGCGGCGTGTACCGCATCTCGGGGTCTCCGCCGAGGTTGCCGGTCAGGACTGCTTCAAGAGCCATGCGGGTCTTCTCCTTCCTGTGCTATAGTCTCTTCTCGAGAGACAGGTGTTCTGTGGCTATGCCTCATCATTCCTCCGTGTGGGGCTGGTTTCCTTTCTTCGTGTGTCTCATGGGGTCTCAATGCCCCCGGCGTGTTGGTCCGCATGCCGGGGGCATTCCTGTCTTCACTGGCTGCTGGCAGCGGGTCATGCGGCGTCCTCGATCTCGGCGGTGAGACCGCCGATGCCGTTGACAACATCCTGCCAGGGCCCGCCTGCGGCGGGGGCGAGGGACGCGATCACTCCGAGCATGTTCCCGGTGGCGACGCTGAGGGCGGCCCCATTGAAAGTTCCATCCTCGTCGTAGGAAAGGCGGCGCATGTACCAGCGGGCCTTGTCGAGGTCCTCCTGCTCGCTAGCGCCCGGCTTGAGGCCGGCCCTGGCGATGTACTTGACGACGTTGCCCTCGCAGAAGTTGAGCCGCTCGGTGACATCGATGACCTCAGGGTCGTAGGTCGCGTAGTGGCTCGGATGGTTGACGGCATCCTCTCTGGCGGGCAGGCTTTCGGTCCCAGTACTGCCGAGTCCACCTTCGCCACGGCTGGTCTCGGCCGCATTTACATCCGCTTCGACCGGCGTGGGGAACATGGCAGGAAGGATGACCAGCTGAGCGACGCGTTCACCAGCGCGGAGAATGATCGGCTCGGAGCCAAGGAGGGCCGTGAGCGTCAGTTTGAGGTTGCCCCGGTAGTCGCTGTCGATGATGCCGATGCCGTTGGGGATGATGGCTCCTCGGGCGCCGAGGCTGCTTCGGAGTGCGAGGATGCCGACATGCCCGTGGGGGACGGCGACCCTGTAGGGAAGGTTGACGACGGTGATGCTCCCGTGGCGGACGACAATGTCCTCCTCGAGGCTGAGGTCGAGGCCTGCGGAAGAGGTGGTGGCGCGGACTGGCTGCCTGACTGTGTCGCTGGTGGTCTGCATGCGGATGGTGTTCATGGCGTGGTTCCCTCCTTAAGGATTGCGATGAGGTCTGCGACGGTCATGGTGACCCACTGGCAGTCGGGGGCCGACCGCCCGTGGCGTTTGTGGATGATGATTCCGGCGGCGGCTCCCAGGTTGTCGGCCTCGGTGTGAGCCTCATGGATCCACCCAGCGAGTTGGGTGCGGGTGACGTTCTTGCATTCGATGGCGATGGGGCGGCCGTCGGATGTGGTGACGCCGCCGATGTCGCCCTTGTCCTTCGCTCCGGTCCTGACCTTGCGATCGATCCCTCCACCCAGGCGGTCGTTGAGGTGGTCGGCGATGACTCTCTCGAACCTGCTCCCGGCCTGTTTGGCGCTCGCCCTACTCCTGGGCATAGCTTCTCCTTTCTTTCGCCCAGAGGGCCCTCCTGTGGGCCTTCTCGGCCTGCTTCTCCCGCTTGATCGAGAACCAGTAGCACGTCTCGCACATGCCGTGGGCCCCGTAGCGGGGGAGGTCGGGCCATTCGTAGGCAGCCACGTAACTCCGGACCCTCATCATCCGCCCGCACTGCTTGCACTTACGCAGCTTCGTTCTTGGTCTCATCGTTTCCGCTTCGCCCCTTTCGGCCTGGCTTCCGGGTCGTCGATGTCGTCATCCCACGCCCACAGTGACGGCCACTTGTTGGCCATAGCGTGGGATCGGACGATCTCGGCATTCTTCCCCATGGGCGGCGTGCGCTTCGCCAACTCCTTGGTAGCCTTGCGGACAGCCAGGGCCGTGGTCGCCGCCACGCCGTCATGGGTCCCGTACCGGATCTTACTCAGCCCGGACGCGGTAAGACCGGAAGCCTTGGAAACATCTTCAAGGCTCCAACCTATTGCGGCCAGGCCTTGAAGCCTCCTCCTCGTCCCGGTCGCGTCATGCAAGTTCCGCTTGATCGGGTGCGGCGTGCAGAACGCCGGCACGGGAACCTTCTCGATCGCAGTCCATGTCCGATACTGGACCATGGAATGACCACTGCCGTACCTGAGCTTCCTTACCGTCTCGTAGGGGATGCCGGACCGGTCGGCGATGTCCTGCAATGACATGCCAGTCGAGAGAAGCCGGACCCTCCTGATCACGGGGCCCCGGGGCATCCTCGAGGAGGACGTCCTGCTCCGCACGGCGACGGCCTTCCGGTACAGGCGGCGGGCCCGCTTGCACTCGTCGCACCTGCACCCGCATACTTCGTACGCGCGCCACGTCCCATGGTCATGGGTGGTGGAGTGCTCGCACCATTCAACAGGCCCGGTCATTGCTGACGATCTGGTGGGAGATGTCGATGAGGGTCTGCGCGAGGAGTCCCTTCTCGATCTCTACGCAGGCTACGACATCCGATCGGCCGCCCGTGATGGTGGGCGAGTTGACGTGCTTGGCGATATCCAAGTCTCCGACGATGTCGGATGTGACGCTGATTCTTACGAGCACGGTGGGGTCTCCTCCTTGTCTCCCGCGTCTGTCAGATAGTACATGTTGCCGTCGGCGTATCGAATGGGAACCTCTCTCGGATCGGCCCATTGAGAGATAAGCCACCCCTCATCCTTGGCGTGGACCCGGTCCGCCTCGACCCTGCCGTGGCAGCCGGTCGTCCCCGTCCCGCACAGGAGAACCAGATTCGACGGCTTGTTCACCGCCGGATCCTTGGTGCCGCCCATGCCCCTCGGCTTCCGGTGGTGGACGCTCGCAGGCATCGCACCAACCTCCATCCCGCAGATGACGCACCGCCACCTATCCCGCCGGAACACCAACTCCCTAACCTCCCGGTCGGGGCTCGTCCTCCGGGGAGCCTTGGCGGCGAGGCGGCGCATCCTGCGGTTGAACGCGCCACCTCGACGTAGACCGCTCACGGCACCTGCCTCCAGTCGAACTCGATCTCCTCGACCACGTCAGCCCAGGGCGCCTTGACCGAGTTGCCGCTGCTCATGATCACAGTCGTGTCGGCAGGGATGGCACACCGCAGCATGTGCCTCTCGCCTGACTGGACGGACAGCATGGCCGCCCGCACCGGGTGCGAGGCGAAGTGGAGCCCATGGTGGGACCGAGGTGACGCCTCCCAATCGACGCACTCGGTGCGCTTCCCGACCTCCCACCGCACCGGGTGTCCGTGACTGCGTCCCGTCTCCAGAACTCCGGTCTCAGGGTTCCTTGCGACGCACTTGTAGACGTACATGATGTTCTTCTCGAAGTTGATGTGCGCACCGTACGTCCGTGCCCAATCCTCCGTGGTGTCCCCGACGAACGGGATGGTACATCCATCTCCGCTCGGGGTGAGAATACGGGCGCCCGGACCCCGGTGTGCGATCCTGCTGGGGGACTCTGCGATCACTCGCGAGAAGTCGTGGGCCTCGATCATGCAGTACGCGTTGTTGGCCGCGTCCACATCCGAGCACTCGAACGCCAAGCAGTAGCACTTACCGTTCAGTAACGCTCGCGTCCTGTTCGCGGCGACCACCGTCCCACAGTCGGAGGCCGTGACCCGAGACATGCCCCCTGCGTACACGACTCCGCACTCCCGGGCGAACAGGTCAGTGTCGTCAACGGCGCACACTGCACTCGTGTTGTGAATGTCGCACAGCCCTCGGGTGGAGGCCCACACGTGCTTAGCCTGTTCGATGAAGGCTTTCGCGTCGCAGTGCACGTTGAGATGCAGGTCCGGATGTCCGCCCCGGAGTGTGGCCTTATCGGTGATGGTGACCTGCTGTGGGATGCGGTCAACGTCGGGCACCCTGAACTGACCCTCCCCTCGTAGGTAGATCATGGTGTCGTCCGGGGCCTTCTCTATCGCCTCCCGGAACTCCTTGGTTGTATGGCAGTTGACGACCTCGCCGTCGTTCTCGTTGTCATAGTCGTCAGGCATCTGCGACATCTGGTTCCTCCTCGATAATGACCTGACCGCAGTCGTGCGCCACGGCCGAGACTCCCTTCCTCACAATTACCGTCTCGCAGTTCCTAACGGCGACGCCGTCGGCTGAGAGGATGGTGACCCTCGGCGTGTCAGCGACGTTGACGTACCCGTCGGTGTCCACCCTCACGGATGCGACGTCCTCCACGGAGATCTCACCGCCATCGAAGACGGTGATGTGCAGGGGGAGGTGTCCACCCATGAGGGTCGCCTCGTCTCGAACGACAACCTCCGGGAACGGTGCGTCCCGGTGCGCGACGGGAATGACGTAGAACCCCCTCTCGTTCAGGACGAGCAGCGTCCCCTCCGGCTCGCACTCGAGGGCCTGCCGGAAGTCCCTCTGCGCGCGCACATGAACCACGTTCTTGTCAGACATTCATAACCTCCAATGCGTCTCGAACCGCCCCGCAACTCATGGTGGGGAAATGGATCGTCATAGAGTCAGGCCAGCGTCCGCGCAGAATCTTCCCACCGTGCGTGCCGTCGTCCCGCCTGCTGACAATAGCTCGCAGAGGAGTCATTCCGATGAAGGACAGTAACTCACAGGACGTGCCCACAGGTGTGTGGGCAATCGGGATCACGAGCGGGAGCACGCCGGTGACCCGGTTGATCTCCTCCCGCACCTCCCCGACGAACGGGGACGGGGCGGGCTGCTCCTCGGCAATACATCCCATGACAGGAGGAAGGGATGAGGGCTTATCCATGTCCCCCACCACAAGCTGCCTCACGCCGCCGCTACGAGCCTTGTGCTCGACGACGCCCGTTCCGTCAGTGTGGAACTCAAACGTCGCCCCGATAGACTTCACCGCCGCAACTGCCGAACCATCTCGTCGGACGTGGGCATCGAGATTCTTGTTGTCGAACCACTCCTCCAGTTTCAAGATCGCATCCCATGCAGGGTGCGTCGCCAGTCCTCCCATGGGTCTCCCTCTCCTGTCTCATCTCTTCGTGTAGGTGCGCTCAAGCCACCGACGCAGCTGCTCCGGATCCGCTGTCCCGCCGGCCTGCATGTACGCCTCCGCCGCCTGATTCTGGTCGATACCGTGCCGGTCGCAGAAGTCCGCCAACGTCACCCGGCATGCCGCCCTGGCCATCTCCACCGGGTCCGGCGCCCCCTGCTCGTGCACCTCAAGATCAGGGTCGGGCTCGTCCGTTGGAATCGTCAACGCCTGCAATAAGAACGTCCTATAGGCGACGCTCATAGCCTTAGCCGTTGCCTTGTCACCCGTATCCATGGACTCGCCAACCGAGTACCCGTCGATACGATCCCCGGCCGGGCCGATGATCGAATAGGTGACGCCAACGCGAACCTCGGTCGCCCCCTTCCCGGACGCCAGGCTGATCCGCTCGTGCGCCTCGTCCACCCTCACGGGTACGACGGCGACGCCATGCTTCCGCAGTGCGGGGCCGACAGCGTTCATCACATCATCGATCCCCCGGAACGAGAAGCCCTGCCTCGTGTTCCGCTGCTGCTTCCTGATCGCCTGCACTTCCCCCATGACCTGTAGCCATGCTTCATTCACGGTCGGTTTGTGCTCCGTCATCTCATTCTCCTCCTCAGAATGCTGCGGATGCTCTCGTAGTCCTGCTGTGTGAGTGTCGCTTTCCCGGCGATGGAGAGGTAGACCGGGGCCGTGACCTCGGCGCCGGTGACCCGGTCGGTCGCCTCGACAACACCAAAAGGAGTCCCCGTCAGCGGTGCGGCCCAGTTCGTCAAACCGCGTAGAAGCCTAACAGTGTCCTCCACACCGGTCACCAACCATCCCATATCCCGAGACGGATAGTTGTACCTACAGAAGACCTGCACCCGATAACCCCCATCAACCGGCTCGTCCTTGAATATGAGACTCAAGAACTGGCCCGACTCGTTCACCGACAACCAGAAGACGCCACCAAGCCGCTCCCACCTGTACACCGTGGACGAGTCCGAATGGAACGTCCGCGGATTCTCCGCACTATCAGGGAACACAGCCATCACCACTTCCACATATCAACCATGGTTGGTGACACGCAGTAGACGCCGGCCCCCTGCAACATGGCCTCCTCCTCACAGGCCAACCCCTCCCGGCTGGCCGTGAACGGGTTCAGCCTGGAGACGCGGGTCAGATTCCGCAGCACGCTCTCCTCGCCCGGGTCTGTCCAGTACCCGCCTTCCATGACCTGGAACGACCACTCCGACCCGCCATCACCGTCCGGGCGGACAACCAGGCGAAGATCCTCGTACACCTCCACGTCATCATCCTTACCAATCCTGCGCAGGAACCCCGGGAACCCGGTCTCTCCGATGATGTCGTTGAAGACCTCATTCTCAAACCTGGCCGCGCCCTCACGCTCAGCAAGCGTCGGCACACCAACACTCTCAGCGATCTCATTCAGCCGGTCCGTCCACACGGCCCCGAAGATCGCATACCCCGTCGTAACCCTCCACTGCTTGCGGATCACAACGTACCGGTCAATGTAATCAGGGAACAACTGGTTCACTGTCCCTCCTCCTTTCTCATTGCTAGGATGCGGCGGGCCTCGGCCGAGTCCTCCAACCTGAGGACTGCCGTCCCGTTGGTTGCTGATCTGTAGAGCGGGAACCGTTTCATCGTCCGCGTCTCATGGTTCGTCACGACCAGGTGACCAGAACGCTTGTCCTGAGGGCTGTGCTGCCCGGCCGCCAAGCATGCGGCCGCCCAGATATCGAACAGACGGGCCTTGATCAGGTTGCGGGTCAATGGTGTGCACACGGACGCTGACACGACACGCTCGAACCCGTCGCCCCCCCACTTCTCCTGCCGTTCAATGAAGAGCCTGTCCTTATCGACAGTCACCTTGACCATGACCTGCCGGCCGCCCTCCCGGGTCACGTACCCGACGGCATCCTTATTGGGGGACAGGACGATGCGCGCCCCACCACCCGCCTCATCCTTGAGCGCCTCGATCACATCATGGATCACCATCACGAATCCTCCATCCGGTAGTCAATGAATGAAGTACTCAGCCACTCGGGCGTGATGCCCAGCATCTCGCAGATCATCCCCTCCAGGCGATCCCGGAGTTCAGGAGAGTAGGACGGCGACAGTGGCGTCGTCACGTAGACGTCATACAGGAAGGGATCCCGTGCAACCCACTGCCCCTCGACCATGACCTGCACCGTCCACCTCCACTCACGGTGCCTTGTTCGTTGGGCGACCACGCGCATGGACTCGTAGACGAGGGCGTCGTCGTACTCCTCCTTGAGACGCTGCGCCACCTTGGCTTTCGTGTCTGGACTATCCGGGTCATCCGCACCTTCAAGGAAGTGGTCTAGGGTTGTCGTGTACACGCGACCATTGCTGACGCCGACCACAAGGTAATCCTCGTACCTCCTGAACATGCCATCCTCCTTTGTTCATTGTGTGCCTTGTTCATTGTTGAGGTCTCCCTTGTTCATTGGTGGGACTCCAAGTAGAGGACATCCTCCTTCCCCGCCAACAGGGCCTCCACGAGAACCTCACCCTGGTTCGTTGAGACACGCACCGAGATCGCCGGCTCGCTCTCAACAACGTCCACACCATCCGGGACCTCACCCGTCTCCTCGATCACCCGGGCCAAAGACCCGGCAGCCGTGAACCACGGGGCCACCATCTCCCGCACCACGTCCGGACGATTCCGCCTGCACCACTCCAACAGGGCCGCCTCGTCCACGACCACCGGCTTCGACGACGCCCGCGCCTTCGACACCGTCGCCACCTCACCGTCATCGATCATCGCATACGAACGATCACCCGCATCCATGATCGAATCCAGTTCGGCCTTCACGTCCCTGAGTTCCTGCGCCGCCTTGCCCCGGACGAATGAGGCCACCGCCGCGCGCACGAGCAGATCACGCTTGTTCATTGTGTACATCCTCCTTGTTCATTGTTGGGGTATCACCTTGTTCATTGGAGACCTTGTTCATTGTGTACATCTCATTGAGTTCCCACATGCGCCTCTCCGTGGCGTACCGGGCAAGACGCTGCGACTGCACGAGCACCGCGTCCGCGAACGCCCGGGCGTTCTCCCGGAATCTGTGGTTCAGTGGCATCACCGGCTCCGTGTAGGAGAACCGGACATGCTCCTCCGTCTCGAACTCTGCCACTACCAGCGCTGGCCGTACCCGCACTCGCGCGACGCGCATCTCGGGCATGTCCGACATGAGACCAACCGGCTGGCCGCGCTCGTCCTCCCGGATCCAATGGGGAGGGAACCCCATCCCGGTCAGCACCTCAATGGCACGCCGGTACTCCGTGCCCGCTAGGTCCCGCGGCTTAATCGAATACCTGAATCCTGAATCGACGGTGCTCACTGGAGCCCTTTCACGGCGTCCCGGTACACCCGGTTGCACTCCGTCCACCGGGTAGCCAGCCAACACCGACCGAGCGGCCACACCGTGTCATGCCCCGGCCCATACATCGCAACCTCACCGATACCACCGAGCCGATCGAACAACTCACCGTCCGGTGGTACGCCGTCGGTCACCGCCATCCTCGCGCTGCGCACCATCGTCCTGAGTCCCCGCAACGCCAACGTGCACGTGGACTCGATCTCCAGCCGTGATGCCACGGTCAGCCGGCCCCGCAAATCGTTGATCGCCACGGCCCTCCCCTGCCTGGCCCACAGTGCGCACACCGCACCATCCTCGTCAGTCCACCGCGCACCCAAGCCGAGCGGCCCCGGGTACACCGGCTGATCGTCGGGCAGTACCCGCCCCAGCCTCTCCATGAGCGTGCTCACCTGTTTCCTCCTGTCGTGGTCGTCTGCGTCGTTGTTGGGCACGGGGTGCGGTCACCCGCCCCGCGCGTGAGGCCGCCCAGAAACATGGCGGCCAGTAGGGCGGCGAGGAGCAGGAGACCTACCCCCACCGCCAACCCACTGTGCTCCGTCGAATATCTGGGGTCACTCACGCCGCACTCCGATCCGGCGTCGCCATGATCGGGGACCCGTGCGGCGTCAGCACGCTATCGATGCGCCCCCGGTCATCATGCTGCTCGTCGGCCGGTCCGACCATGATCGGGGACGTTTCCGTCCCCGTACGGTCCTGCCGCAGTATCGGCGTCGGAGACACGTCCTCCACCGCCGTCGGCGTCCGTGCCTCGCGCACGCCGTCCCGCGCGCCCACGCCCAGTGCCAGGGCGCCAGCGACCAACAGGATCGCGGCGAGCACTGAGACGCAGACCGCGTCCGCGACGTGCACCGCGAACGCGCGGCGCCTCACTCCCCCGAGTAGGCCTGCCGCGATGCAGACCCAAAGCAATCCGATGAATGTCATCCTGTCCTCCGTTGTTTGTTTGCGCGGCCGGTCAGGCCATGCTGCCGATCAGCGCCGCAGCCAGTCCCGCGCCCAGTAGCAGCACCACTAGGGTGACGAGAGGGAGAGCCTCCTCTCTCCTGGGGAACCCTTCATCGCGCACGCGGACCATCGCGGCGGCGATAAAACAGGCCGCGACCCCCCACAGGAACCCAGCCAAGATGCTCATCACTCGGCCACCGCCTTCACCCACTCGTAAGCCTCGCGTGCCATCGCGTGCACGTCCGCCTCATCCTCTGGCAAGTGCTCGTCGAAGGCGCGCCACTCCCCGACGCCAAGCCTGTACTCAAGCTCGATCCGCCCCCCACCGTAGCCGACGGCCTCGTAGTAGGTGCGTCGGCTCTGCGCGTAGGTTGGGTCGCTCATGGACACGGTGAGCCCGTCATCCGACGTGCGCACCGCCCAGTCGTCGCCAGCTGTCGCCTCCTCAATCTCCTCTCGGAACGCGGCCTCCATCGGGTCGGCGGCGAGGCGCCCCAGAGCCTCGATCACGTCGTCCGCGCCGTCGTCCGCGTCGCCGTCGAGGTAGTCGCCCGACTCGCCGCTACTCACCGACCACTCGAATGTGCCGTCGTCCTCGGTGTAGTAGCCCTGCACCGAGAGGTCGCGCCACGTGATCGTCCACGAGTCGTGCGCGTCCTGCGGCCCGTCAATGTCATAGCACTCGTTGCGTTCGTCCAGCCAGTCCACGACGCCGTCGCGAATCTCGCCGCTGCGGTAGTGCTGCCACACCGCAGTGGTGTGCGCGGCGTCCCGCACCGCGTCACTCAGGTGCGAGTACCCGTCCGCGTCATACGGCTCATCACTCACCTTGACGGTGACGGCGACCCAATCCTCTGCGCCATCCCCGTACGGGTCGCGCTCCCAGATCACTCGCACGAGCCCGTCACCGAGCCACAGCCATCCGTGCGAGTCACCATCGTCATAGCCGCAGTCCACGCCTCCGAGCGCAGCAGCCTCGTCCGTCCACTCCAGCTCCCCGGCCAGCATCTCCACGGCGTCACCAATCGTCTCCATCTTTCTGCTCCTTCGTGTCTAGTCGTGTGTGTGTTCAGGCGTTGTACTGAACGGCGATGCCGTACCCACCGAGGAGGATCTCCCGATCCTCGTAGGCGATCTCCGGCCCGGTCACCGCATCGATGATCCACGCCTCGTCGTCCTCATTGAGCGCATACTCCGCGTCCAGCCAGTCCGCGACCTGTGCCCTGGCGACCAGCTCCTCATCGAGCTCCACCGATCCGCCCATGCCGACGACATCGGTGACCGTCCTGCCAGTCCACTCTGTGCGCGCCATTGCTCTGTCTCCTTCTGCGTGTGGTGTGTGTGCTGTGTGTCGTGGGAGGTCTCTCCCATGTGATCCCACCATGGCCGTCATCCCCTACGGCCGTGATGGGACCGCATGAGAGGAGGAGCATCGTCGTCACAGCGGCTCTGCTCCTCGCCCGTCATGTGCCCGTCGGGGTCACGGGGTCTCGCCCCGCTCGGTCCGGCCACGCCGTCGGCGCCCCGTCCCGCTTGCCCGACCCGTCCGGGCCTTGGTCTGTCGCTATGTAGGTTTCAAGGTTCGTGCCGTTGTCCCCGGCGATGACTCAATGATGCACCCGGCCGCTGTCCGATGGCAAGCGGATCGATGGAATTGGTGCGCGATTCGCGGGCCGGATCGCCACTTTTCCGCGGGATGACGCCAGAAACTCACATCGAGAAAATCTCAGCATGTGAGATGGAGGCGTGAAGTCCCCGCGCGGAGAGCTCGATCCTCGCCCCCACGCGGGGCACCGGAGCTCGACACCCGAGGCCCCCGCACCCACGGTCACATCGATCCGTCGCTGGCCACCGTCACGCCCAGCCAGGAGGCACCGCAGCCACGTACGGCACCCCGCACCATCGCCCTGCACCCAAGTACTAGGGGCACCACTCCAGCCCCGAATCACACGCGTCAACACGATGGAGTATGGCCGTCCACCCACAGGCATGCAGAAAGCCCCGGCCACCCAACCGGGTGACCGGGGCTTCCCCGCTCGAGCGCTCAGCCGACCAGCGCCAGCGCCTCGTCCAGCGACCGCACCGTCAGATCCCGGTGCCGCGCAGCCTCACGCGACGGGCAGCCACGCCCCATCGCCGCATCCATCGCCGCATGCCGCAGATCCATGAGGACGCAGACCAGGATGCCGCGCTCCGCGCCGGTCAGCTGGCCGGCGACCTGAGGCAGCGTCACCGACCATGCGTCCCGCCGGGCGACGGACGAGGCGGACGAGAGAGCCGAGAGCAGAGAGTCGAAGGTGGTCATGTGTGTCTCCAATCGGAAGGGGAGGGGTGTGCAGTTGACGCACCCGACTATAGGGGGCCGCGACTTTCCCCTGGAATCACGCCATCCTGCCACCCGACATGCGTCAAGCACACGCGACTTATAAGCCCTCTTCAGCCCTACGTACCAGCCTATGCACCACAGGTGATCCCACGATACGAGACGTACAACAATCAACCAACGCAGAATGTGAACCACAACCTAGGACCAACATCCCGGGTCCAGCCCAACGGGGGGTGACGCCAACCACACACACCGGCCCCTAGGGCCCAGGAGTCTCACCCCATGAGATACCCATGGAACACACGTTCGAACCAACGCGACCCACACCCACCCAGGGAGAGGGGAGAGGGAGGGGGCAGGGGGGGATAGGGGGCACCTATAGGCACCACCCACTACCCACCCACCACCACCACACACAACCAAACACAACCAAACACAACCAAACAAACAAGAAAAACAACAAAAAACACAAAAAACGAGAAAAAGCACAAAAACGATGAAAAACGAGAAAAAACAACGAAAAGCAGCGCGAAGCGAACGAAAGCGACGCGGACCAGCGGAGACGACACCGCTCACCACCCACTATCCCAGGGAATACCCCCCCGCCCACAGCACGTGACA